GTTTGCAGCGGTTGCCAAGCATCTGAAGATTAAAGCGGAAGATGTGCTGAGCGTCGGCTTTGTTCGGGAAATGCCCGACGGCGAACTCAACTATTACAGCGTGATGGTTGCTGACCGGCCCAAGAAAGGGCCGATGCGCGGCAAGCGGCATTTTATCAAGGCCGAGTTGATTGGCAAGGGCGACGACCTTGTAAAGCAGGTCGCCAGTGCGGAGCGCAGCGGTTGACCTTAAACATCACTATTGACACGCAAGCCTGGCAGCAACTGGCTGATAAGTTTGACCAGATAGACGAAGTGGTCGAGGTTGAAATCAGGCGGGCAGTCAGGCGGGCAATGTCGGTGATAGAGACTAACGTTGTTGGTCTAACGCCTTTAGGGGCAACCAAAAATCTCAGCCAATCATGGGCAACAGAAGTGCGTTCGATTCCCGCAGGTGTGCGGGGCGAACTGGGTAGCCCGCTGAATTACGCCTTGCCCGTTGAGAAGGGGCGCAGGGCGGGCAGGATGCCGCCGATTGACCCGATACACTTATGGGTTGTGAGGAAAGGCATAGCGCCACCTGAGACAGCCCGCCAGGTTGCTTTCTTGATTGCGCGGGCCATCGGCAGACGCGGCACCAAGGGCGCAAAGATGCTGGAGAAAGGCGTGAAGAAATCTGAGCCGATGATACAGCGCATCTTTGACGACGTGGCCGAGAAGATTATCAGGTCGTTGGCAACATGAGCGAAGCAACGATACGCAGCCGGATTAATACGGTGCTTGGCACGGTTAGCAACATCGGCACAACGCACGACTATGAACGTTGGTCGTCTACATGGGATGCGTACCTGGCGCAGTTTAAGACGACGATTGGTAGCACCCCGCAAATACGCGGGGCTGAGATTCTGTATAGGGGTTTTACACAAGACCTATCGACTTTATCAACTTGCAGCGTGGTCAGATACCACAATTTTGTAGTGGTGTTCATCATGGGCTTAAACGACGGGGACGCGACCGAAAAGGTAGCCGCCCCATTGGTTGAAGCCATCGTAGCCGCGCTGGATAAGGACGCGGCGTTGAACGGGGCCAGCTATGTGGGCTTCAACCCGTCGCAAGTAGAAACGTTTGAACCGCGCATGTTTGGCGATGTCCTATGCCACTATGCGGAGATCAGAAAAATAGTAGCCGAGGACTTTACCTGGGCAAGTTAAGGTGACATTATGGCGAAGTTTACAGGCGCAGATATGACTCTCACGATTGGCGGCAATGCAATCACCTGCCTCCAATCAGTTGAAACTGATGAGCGGCTAGACGTTTATCAGGTGTCTTGTGCGGGTGGTACGAACAAAGAAAATGTGGGCGGGCTGAAGTCCAGCCGGATGTCGATTACATTTGCCGTTGAAACGGACGATGTGACGGTCCTCAACTATGTCGAGCCGGGCGATACCGGCGCGGTTGTCTTTAAGCCGCACGGCGCGGTCATGGGCGACATCCAGATCGACGCCACGGCCAGCATTGTATCCGGGCGTCGGCTCAGTTCGCCGGTTGAGGGCATCGTAATTGCCTCGGCTGAAATCGAATTGGACAGCTTGGCGATTACCGCCCACTCATAAACAGAATACAAGCTAGAACTATCAGGAGGAATGATGGCAAAAGCAAACGGCTCAGGGCCAGATAAGGATGTGGTGCTGGTTGACCCGGTAACACAGCGACAGTTTGAACTCTGGACACAGAAGTACAACGAGTATCTGCCAGAGGAAGCCAAAGGTGTAGCCACCTTCCGCGCCGTTACTGTTAAGGCGATGGTGGCGGCGGGGATGTTGGTCAAACCGGACTGGAAAACGTCGGAGGATGTGGATAACGCTTCTGTCAAAAATGTGCGGGACGCGCAAATGGCCTTTGACGAATGGTACGAGGCCAACGCAGAAGTCCCAAAAGCCTCCTGATAGCGGCGGCAGACGCGGCCCAGTATGGCGAACCCGCGCCGCCTGAATTACGTTTAGCCTGGAGAATCCAACAATGGGGACCGCCAGACGGCAAGGGGTGGATGGATTGGCCAGCGGGTCAACTCGACCGTATGTCGGCGGTCCTCAATGTTTATAACCAGATGTCGGCTTACGCAAGCGGCAAGGGTGATGCCAGCTGGATGGATGACAACCCCGGCATAGCCCGCACCGTCGCCAACGTCATCAAATGGCGCATGGACAAATAATGGCAACTGTAAGAGCAAATGCCCAACTAGATGCCACTTGGCGCGGTGGTTCTGCAACCAGAGCAGCCAGCCGGGACATTAACGACCTTGACGACAAGTCCAAAAAGGCCAGCACGGGCTTTGGTGGCCTATCCAAGGCGGCGGGCCTTGCTGTTGCTGGATTTGCCGCAGCAGGTACGGCGGCTATGGCATTGGGGCGCGGGCTGGCGGCTGTTACCAGTCTTGCGGCAGAACAGCAGCGGGTCGAGGCTCAGTTAGCCGCTACGCTGGAATCCACTGGCCATGCGGCGGGAATGTCGGCTGAAGAGCTTAAGAAGCTGGCCGGCGACCTGCAAACCATGACCACATACGGTGATGAGGCAATCATCGCCAGCGAATCCCTGCTACTCACCTTCACCCAAATCGGGCGCAACACCTTCCCCCGCGCCCAGACCGCCATCCTCGACATGGCTACGGCGATGGGTACGGACCTTAAGGCCGCAACCATTCAGGTCGGCAAGGCGCTTAACGATCCGATTAAGGGCGTGAGCGCTTTGGCTGAGGCGGGCATCCAGTTCTCAGACGCGCAAAAGGAAATGATCGCCACGATGGTTGAGACTGGCGATACTGCCGGCGCTCAAGCGCTCATCCTCAAAGAGCTAGAAACCCAGTTTGGCGGTAGTGCGGCGGCGGCGGCTGATACGTTCGGCGGGCGCATGACGCAGCTGCAAAACATCATAGGCGACGTTGGCGAAGAAATAGGCAACCAGCTTTTGCCCGCTATGAAAACAATAGCCGAGGAAGCGGGGCCAGCCATCCTTGACGCGGTACGGGAACTAAATCCCGAAATAGAAAACTTTGGCGATTGGATGGTTGCGGCGGCTGATGCGGTTGTGCCGCTGATTCGAAACCTTTCTACATTTATTCAGGTTGGCCAGACGTCGGGACGAATTGCGCGGGGAATAACAACTTTAGGTTTGTCTGAGCTTTACCGCTGGCTGCGTAATACCGAAACAGCACAAAACGACCTTAACGATGCGGTACGAGAGTACCCACCTTATGCCACGAACGCGGCGCGGGCAGCATTAGCCGAGGCCGAAGAGTTGGAAGCCCTGAATCGGCAGCTAGAGTTTAATAGCCAACGCGGGCGCACGGCTACGGTGCAGACTGTAGAATTGGGCAGCGCCATGTATGACACCCAACGAGCCGCCGACGGATTAATCCGTTCCACATCGGGGTTGACAGACGAGCAGATAGAGGCTAATCGCCAATACCTCATTGGGCTAAGGGTTATCCCCCGCTTTGGCGACAGTATGCAGCGCATGGCCGACGCTCACGAGCAATTTGAACCAGCAGCCAACGCCGCAACGGGCGCAATGCAACGCGAGGCGGCAGCAGTCGAGCAACTCTGGCAAGGTTTTCAAAAACTGAACCCATCTATTTCGGCTGGCTTTGTCGAGGCTATGGATTTGACAGACGGTAAGCTAACCAGCTTACAAGAAGCCACCCAGAACGCCGACGGGTTTATTCTGAACCTCGCCACAACGCTAGGCGCAACGGGTGAGGAGCTTGGCTATCTGGCCACGACAACGGGCGAATACACGCAAGCGCAGATTGACGCAGCGGTGAAAGCAATTGAGTTCGAAAAGCGGTTGGCGGCTCTTAAGCAAAAGTTTGCTAACGGCACTATCTCCGTTTACCAATTTCGTGACGGGGTACGTGACCTGATAGCCGAAATCAACGGCCTAAAAGATAAGACGGTAACCGTAACGGTCAACACCGTTGAGAACGGGCAGGTAGTCACCAATAATGCCGGTGGGTCGGCTGGACTAAGTGAATTTGACAACGGCGTACCGGGCAGGGCTATGGGCGGCCCGGTTATGAGCGGCAAGGCTTACATGGTAGGCGAGGACGGGCCGGAGGTATTTGTGCCGCCGATGAGCGGCACGATTATTAACAACCAACAGGCTGGACAGGCGCTAGGCTCCAGCGTCGGCACGATCAACGTCTACGTTATGCAGCCCAACGCCAGCCCGCACCAGATAGCCAGCGCCGTAAGCAACGAAATCGGCAGGAGGACACGCGGATAATGGCTGATGCTATTACGCTCTTTGAGAAGGGTTATCTAGGCGGCGGCGTGTCGCTTATATTCAACTCATCCAACCAGACGACCTATAAAACGCTGTATGGGATGCAGTTCCAGAACAGCGATACCGATGTACTAATGCACGCACCGGACTATGGCGAAATGCGGCCTGTTCAAGCTACCGACCTTGACCGCGTGTTCTTTTTTGAACTTAATGTTGAGGGAACGGATAACGACGCGGTGGCCAATGCCGTGGCCCGCCTTATGCGCTGGGTGGATGGCGCGAACCAACCCGCGCTACGCTATCACATGATAGGGGATGCGGTGGAGTTACGGCTGCGAATCCAGTTAGATGGGGCAACCAACTACACCGAAAGCAGCGTCAAATGGGGCTTTGTCGATGCTGGCGCGGCATGGTTCAATGCCGCGGCCATCATTAACGACATGGCCTATGGGGTTATAGTCGCCTTGCACTTGCCGCCGTACTCTGAAGGGGCAAGCATCAGCCTGACCAACTATGTAAGCAACGGTGATTTTTTGGTCGAAAGCAGTACTAGTGGATTGGCGCAAGACTGGAGCAGTGTTGGCACCCCATCGCCCACCCTTACGTTGGACACCACAACATATCTAGTTAACGGTGTCAGTCAAAAGGTTGTCACTGATAACGCGAATAATAGTGGCGTTATGTGCGCAACCATCACAGCAGCCACTACATTTTATGTAGCCGCTTTTGCATGGATTTATGTTGAGAGCGGCGGCGATCCGGTAACAGTTATCATCCGTGATGGGTCCGGTACCACCATCGACAGCGCGAAAACAAGCGATGCCGGGCTGCTGAGTATCACCGACCGCAATGGCAACACCTGGGTACGGGTAGAGGTTAGCGGCAGCGAAGCGACCAATGCCGACTGCAAGTTACGGATTATCCGCGCAACAAGTGACGCCACCGTTGCTACAACGTTTTATGTTGACGCTTGTTATGTAGAGGTTAGCACAGCGGCTGTCACCGTACCCGCTGCTGGCTGGTCCTCTTACTACAGCCTTGACAACCGGGCCGACGAGACTAATGCCGCAATGGGTCAACGCAACTGGCTAGACCTGGCGCTTATTCCCGGCGATGCGCCGGCGCTGGTTCGATATGCCAATACCATTGGAGGGACTGGCGTTTCAACCATGATTATGACGCGGGCGGTTAGCGGCAAGCATCACAATTCAGACCGCTTGCACATGATTGACAGTGCCAGTTTTACGGCCAGCACCACAAGCTCTGCTACGTGGTCAACCGGATCGGATGTCAGCTACCACAATGGGAACTACCGCCGCCTCACTTCTTCAGGAACGGGCAGCGGGCAAGCATTTATTACTATTAGCGGCGATACAGCGCGGGCATTGCTGGACACTCCCCATGCGGCCTACGTGCTTTGTGATTCATCGGATAGCAACGCCGCGCCAACCGTTCGTATGACAGCGGTCCTCAATTCAAACTACGATTCTATTTCAGCCTCGATTATGAACAGCGTCAAAACAAATCCAGAGATTGACGCGGATTCATCTATCTACTTGCGTTTTGTTGGTACGGTGAATGCCGTTGGCACATTACCCGACGAGGTGCCAGATACATCTAACCCTGATGTGCGCTTTACTGTCATTTTCGAGAATATCCCCAACACAGACTACGTGACCTTTGATAGTTTGTGGCTCTTCCCGATTGCTGAGAATGAGCTTACGATTGTTCAGAATACCAATGTGCAACTATTGGGGGTTATCTGGTTTGACGGTTATCAGCGGGCAGTCATCCCCACAACTTATGGGATAGCGGAGCCTAAGACACTTGGGCGCACGTTTACCCTTGCACCAGGGCTAACCAATAATAGAACCATCTGGTACGGTGAATTACCCGCCTCGTCTGGCTGGACCAACACGGACACATTTACCATAACGACAACCATCTGGCCAAGAACGCGGCAACTGCTGGGGACGGTGTGACAATGCTTTTCCTTTGGGCCGCCCGCTACGATAACGACGACAGCACCCCGTCTATGCTGGAATATATCGGAGAACCCGCTAACGTTGGGATTCGCGCCAGCTTGCCCGGCTGGGTTAAGACAACCGAGATTACCATCAGGGCAAAGAGCCGCGCCGATGCGTATGAGCGATACAGAACGCACCTAGGGCAACGGATGGCGGTTGGGGATAACGCCATTGATCAGCCGATTACCGAAGGGCGCATCTATGAGATTGTGCCGGACGGTCGGCACGTACACTATATCTGCGCTGGCCCATGGAAAGAACATGAACGGGAATTAGACGTTACCAGCTACACTGCCACCGATACCCTGGCCAGCGTGATTACGGACATCTTGACCGACCATGTTGCTGTTCTCTCCAGCGACAAAAGCAACATAGACGCGAACAGTACACAAATTGGTAGTGTCTGGAATACCAAGGCCAGCACTGGCGGTATTACGCCGGCAGATGCCATCACCGAGATTCTGGACATGAGCGACAGCAGCGGTAACGTGTGGGATTACTGGTGTGTCCCTGAGCCGTTTAATGGTGTGAGCCTGGGCCAGTATCTACCTTATTATAAGGCCCGCAGCACCACGGCGGCTATCAACTGGCAGTGTGAATTAGCCGATCTGAAACAGCTATCCATGAGCCGCCATATCTGGAACCTGGCTCGTGATGTCACCGTCTACTACGGCTCCAGCCCAACGGCAACGGCCAGCAGCGTATCGACAGAAGCCGACCTGTGGACAGTCGAGAAAGCGCCCCGCAAAGAACGGTTTGCCCTAACTCAGGCTAACCAGACCGAAGACAAGTACCTCTCAATTTACGAGCAGCCAATACAGCAGCAGGACTTCACCATCGGCGCGGGCATGATTCGGGATGCAGCGGGCGCACAATGGCCGCTGTGGGAACTAATCAAGCGTGGGCCGGGCTACATCCGTATTAACGACCTGTACCCAACGGCGGCGCTTTTGGACGTTAGCACCGACCGGTTGCGAACTTTCTTTATTGCCGCTCTTGATTATGACTACTCGTCTAACACCTTGCGCGTGGTGCCTGACAATCCCGATACCCGCCTTGACGCGGTGCTGGCGCGAGAGGTCAACATGACAGAGGTCAAGGGTGAAATGGTACAGCGGTATGAGCCGACCGTACCCGGCGTAGGAAATAGACGTTAGGGGGCTAAATAAACTGGGCAAAACAACTACTAATCATCCTCTTTGAGGCTATCGAGAATTAGGCGAGGGCATTATGAACTTGGCACAAAAAGCAATTGTGATACTGACAAGTGGCGGCGGCGGGCAAACGCCTGACGAAGCATACGTGGCAATTGTGGAAGGATTAAGCCCGGTGCTTTACTGGAAGTTTGACGAGGCCAGCGGGACTACGGCCATTGATTACGGATCGGCTGGTGGCAATGTAACATACAGCGCCTCAGATATTGCGGGCCAAACAACAGGACCATTTGGCGGGGTGGCCGCCAGAATGGTCGCCGCTGACTCCGACTACATCGACCTTGGCACAGGCGGCACGGTCGAAAGCAATTGGCC